ATACAGATTATTATGAATGTTCTCATTGTCATAATTATTCATATTCTGATGTGGAAGAGATAGCTGATTGGGAGGAAGATTAATGAAAGAAATTAATATAACAAAACACGCTTTAATGAGATATGCTTCAAGAGTACATAATGCAAATATTGTAAGTGATAGAACTTGGGATATCTGGAAAAAAGCAAATGAAGAGAAAATTCAAGAATTAGAAACAAATTTAAAAATTGAATTAGGAAGACTAGAATATATCTGTACAGCTTCGTATGATAAACATAAAAAAGCTGAGTTCTATATAAATAAGGATAAAATGATGACTTATGTAATTGTGGAGTCAAATTTAGTTACTTGTTATCCTATAGATTATGACTTAGATGCTGAAGGAAATAAAGCAATTTTAAATATTTTACTAGGAAACTTAAAAAGAGCTAAAATTGCTGAGGATAATTTTGAAGATAATTACTTTAAAGAAAGAAATAATTTAAAACAAGAAAAAGAATTAATCCAAGCTGAGATAGAGCTTTTAAATTCTAAATTGAAAAAACTACAAGAAAAAAGAGCAGGAATTGAAAGTAGACAACTTGAAATAATTGGAGAACAACAAGAACTAAGAGATCTTATAAAAGTCGCAGAAGAAAAAATAGTAAGGAGTAAATTAGCACTATAATTATAAGGTGATAAAATGGAAAGTAAAGAAGTTTTAGAGCTTATAAGAGAAGCAAAAAAAGGCAATAATGAAGCTACTGAAAAGCTAATTGAAAGGTACTTGAACACTGTTAGAAAGATTAATCATAAATGGGGAAATAGTGATGATGGATTCCAAGAAGGAATACTTGGAATCTACCAAGCTATAAAAACCTATGACGAAAGCTATAATACAAAGTTTATGACACATCTATATTTTTATGTTGAGGCTAAAATAAGGAAATATATAGATAAGGAAAGGTATAGAGTCCCTCAATATGTCATAGAGAGCATTAAAAAGGGTGAACAAGAAAGAGTATATTTTTCAGGAATTGAAGACCTTGAAATTGGAGATGAAAATATAAAAATAGATAATTTAGAAAATAAAGTACTTATAGAAAATTTACTAAGTTATTGTACAAAGAAAGAAAGACAAATATTGGATCTTTTATTTTTTAAAGGTTATTCAGGAGAGGAGATAGCTAAAAAACTTGGAATGTCAAGGCAATGGGTTCATAGTATGAAACATAGAGCATTTGAAAAAATAAGAAATAATATTAAAAGTCCTAGAGATTTCTAGGATTTTTTATTTAATAAATAAAAATTTGAGGTATATTTTTAAATTAAGTGTATAATATACATAAATAATTTTATTAGGAGGGATAAATGTTTTTTATGATTTTATTTGTTGGAGCAGTACTATGCTTTTTTATATTTTCAAAAAAAGAAGTTGCAGGAAAAGAAAATCAAAAGAATGCTTGTGATTTTATTATTAAAACAGAAAAAGAAATTCCAAAATTTAGTTATGTAGGACAAACTGTCTTTTTAGATTGGGCAGATGGAAAGAGTATCAAAGAAAAAGAAGACTATCCTCAATATTTCTTTTATGATTATGGAATTTTAAATTGTAAAGAATTACATGAAAATATGATTAGAGAAAATTTTTTACAAGAAGCAAATATAAAAATAATACTTTTATCTAAAAGTGTAGATGAATTAAAAAAGATTCTTGAAGAATGTGGATTAAAAAAGAGTGGGAAAAAAATAGAATTAGTAGAGAGAATAATAGAGAATAATGATTTTTCTAAAATAGATGTAAGCAATAGCATATATGAACTATCGGAAAAAGGAAAGGAATTCATAAAAAAATATAATTATATTTTAGTTCTAAGGGAAACATCAATTTCAGTAAGTGAATTTGAAAAAGAAAAAGCAAAAATTGAAAAACCTCTTTCTACTAATGATATCATTTGGAGTATTTATAACAAACACTCTTTAAAGTACTTTTATGCAAAAGATTTTGGGTTATATAGAAATTGTATTTTTGAGATGGCTAATTTTTTAAAAAAAGAAGGAAGAAATAAACAGGCATTACTATTTGAATTAAAAGGGTTATATTGTGATTTAAGTGGAAAATCTAATAATAATTCTACTGAACCAAAAGAAATGTTATTTATAGTAAATACAAATAATATTTTAAAATTAAAAGATTATTTTTCTAGTGAAATGTTAGATAGTTGTTGGCAAGTAGAATTCCCATTTCATTACTGTAACAAGAAAATATTTTCAGATATTGTTTTAGATATTTTTAATGGGCTTAGTGGTGATGAAATTTTAGAGAGATATAAACCTAAAATGAAAGCAACTCCTAAAAAAGCTATGCTAATAGATTTAGAAGATTAAAAGACTACATAGTTTATAAAATTCCTGCCAAAATAACAGGAGAAGCTGTATATAAAACTGGAAGTGGAGTAGAATTTAATTTAGGTACTATAAAATAATAATTTAATAAAATAGGTTTATTTAAAAGGTAAAAAGGGCAGTTTAAACTGTCCTTTTTATTTTTATAAAAATATTTCTTGACAATATTACAATAAATGTTGTAATATTGTTTAGGTGAAAGGAGAAGTATATGAGTGAGAAAACAATAAATTTTAAAACAGAGGAAGAATTGTACAAAAAAATTAAAATTAAAATTGCAGAAGAAGGAGTAACTTTAAAAAATTATGTAACAAAACTTATTGAAGAAGATCTGAAAGGAGGTGGGAAAAATGAAAGATAATAATTACTTATCAAATGAATATCACGAAAATAGAGATTTGTTTTATCGTAATGGAAAGAGCTATACAAAAGAAGATGCCAAACTATGGGATAGTATTAAAAATTTAGAAAGAGCAGAAACAGATTCTAATTTGATAACTCAAGAAAGAGCTCAAGAACTTTTTGATGAATTTAAAGATATTTTTGATGATAAAAATTGACTAAAAAAAGGACTTTGATGTCCTTTTTTATATTGTCAATTAAAAGAAAATATGTTAATATAATTAAGAAAAATATTACTAGGAGGAGAGAAAATGGCTAAGAAATATATAAGTGTGGCTCAAGCATCAAATAGACTAAATGTTTCTATTAGTACAATATATAATTATTGTAGAACTGGGACATTAGGATATAGATGCATAAAAACTTCAAAAAGGTACACATGGCAGATTGATTTGGAAAGTTTAGAGCTATTAGAAAAAGAAAGCACATATAAAAGTTCTCTCCAAATAAAAAAAGATTTACAATATAGTCTATTCTAAAAGAGTTCAAATACTCTTTTTTTATGTTCGAAATAATAGTAACTTTAGTAGATTTTTATTAAAAAATACCACTAGTCAAAATTGAATTAAATATAGATAAATTCATAATTTTGATAGTAATAAAAATTCTAAAAAAATTCTGAAAAAATTTATTTTTTTTGAAAAAATGCTTGCAAAAATCAAAAGATTATGATATAATAAATACATAAGGAGGTGAAAAGATGAGTAAAAAGCAGAAAAAACCAAAGAAAGGAGGGAATAAAAAAGAGTTAATTGAACTAATTACGGCAATAATAGAGTTAATCATAGCAGTCCTAACGCTGATAATTCTATTAGTAGATTATTTCAACTAACTCAAATATCAAGGAACTGGAGTAATCCAGTTTCTTGATTAAATTATAACAAATTTTACTCAAATGTACAATGACTAATACAATTTTAATAATAATTATAATGATTTTAAATTTTACAAGAAAAAATTATAATAATAACTATATAAAAATATTCAGTATTTTATTATGTCTTATTGTAATTGTAAGATGTATTAAGAAACTTACTAAAATTTTTAGAAAGAGAGGTTAAAATGGCGTCAGGTGGAGCAAGAGAAGGAGCTGGTAGAAAAAAGTTAGATGCAAATAAAAAGAAAGTAAATAAGACTTTCAGAATTGATCCTCAGCTTTTCAAAGAAATAGAAACTAAATATCCAAATGAAAAACTCACTAGCATAATAGAAAAAGCATTAATTGAATACTTAAAGAAAAATTAAATAACTATTAAAAAGCACATCAAATGGTGTGCTTTTTTTATTTTTACAATTTTTATAATCTTTGCAAATTTTATAACATTTGCTGACTAAAGAAGTTATAAGGAATGTAGAAAGAAAAAATAAAAAGGAGTACTAAAAATGGCAAGAATAAAACCTCCATTCGCATATTTTGGGAGCAAAGGAAGATTCTATAAAGAAACAAAAGAAATATTTGAAGAAAATTATAGAGAAAATTTTGTTGATTTGTTTGCAGGTTCTATGGAAATCCCACTAAATTTTAAAAATGAATTTGGAGAATTAAAGGTATTAGCAAATGTAAAAGATGAAAAAATTGAATGCTTCTTATCTGGAAATGCCGTTGATACATATAAGAAAGGACTTAAATATATAAAGCATGATTTAAATATAAATGCTAGAAACTTGTATGAAGATGATAAAGCAGCATTTGAAGAAGTAAATAAGAGATTTAAAAATATATTTTCTAAATGTTGTCCCTGTTGTGGTAAGAAGCTAAGTACAAGAGAAAAGCATGAAGTTTTTAACGAAAATGAAAAAAGAATTTTAAGAAGCCTCATGGGCTTTGGAGGAAATGGAGCAACATTAGCAAATGCTTTTTATTCAGAAGAAAAAATAAAGAAGTTAGAACTTTATATAGAAACATTAAAAACTATAAAAGTAACAACTGATTTATTTGATGAAAATTGGCAGTTTGAAAATAGCTTTATATTCTTAGATCCACCATACATTCGTAAAACAAATGTAGGAGAGGAAGGCTTTATAGGCTACAACTATGCTGATGATAAAGGTGTAGACTGGACAATAAAAGATGATACAAGACTTATAGAATTTATTAAAAGAAATCAAAATAAAAACAATGTATTTCTTGTGTTTGGAAGTGTAGATAATAATCTATCAAAGTTATTAAAAGAAAATTTTGAATCTAAATTTATTATAAAAGAATATCAAAAGCAGATGTTTGGGAAATTAGCAGATAAAGCTGAATATTTTTGTTTAATAAAATAAAAAATATGGAGGTGTCTTTATGAAGTTAGAGCTAGTACAAGCTAAAAGAATGTATGCAGATAATAAAAGTATTGATGAAATAGCTAGTGCTCTAAATAAATCACAAGGCACTATCTACCGTTGGATAAAGGATAATAAAGAAGAATTTGAAGAGGCTAGAAAACTGAAAGAATTATCAGTTGATGATATGGGAGAAATTCTGGATGAAGCACATAAAAAAATGCTTTTAAAGATTATTGAAAATCCCGAAACATTAGTTGATCCAAAAGTTGCTGATTCTTTGATAAAAATTGCCAATGTCTTGGAAAAAATGGATAAAAGAAGAGAACAAGAGAAAAAGGCTAATAAAAAAGAAGAAGATGGAGGAGTTGTATTTATAGATGACATCAAAGATGAAAAAGATAAGTGACATATTCCTACCACAATTCTATAAGTTGTACAGAGCTTGGCAACAAGGGAACTATACAAGATATGTCTGTAAAGGTGGAAGAGGGTCTGCTAAGTCAACACATATTGCTGAAATTTTAGTTCTTTCAATAATGAGAGATCCAGTTAATGCAGTGGTACTTAGAAAGGTAGGAGAAACTTTAAAAAATAGTGTATATGACCAAATTAAGTGGGCTATTAATGAACTAGGAGTTGAAGAATATTTTACTTTTAAAGTATCACCTATGGAAATAATTTATACTCCAAGAGGCAATAAATTTATGTTTTTTGGAGTAGATAAACCTGAGAAAAGAAAGTCATTTAAAACAGCTGATTTTCCAACTGCATATTTTTGGGTTGAAGAAGCTGCTGAATTTACAGCAGAGGATGAAATAGATATAGTCATAAAATCAATTCTAAGAGGTGTATTACCAGCTGGACTGAAGTACAAAGGATTCTTATCGTATAACCCACCTGAGAGAAAACATCATTGGATAAATAAAAAATATGACATTGTAGATAATAATACAAGTGCTTATGTACATCATTCTTATTATTATAATAATCCTTATTTATCTAAAGAGTTTTTAATAGAAGCTGAGGAAATGAAGAAAAATGAGCCAGTTAGATATAGAAATGTTTACTTAGGAGAAGTTATAGGAAGTGGAATAGTACCATTTCCAAGATTAAAAATTGAAAAAATTTCTGATTCTTTTATAAAAACATTGGATACTTTTAGAAATGGTATTGACTGGGGTTATGCAACGGATCCTGTGGCATTTGTTAGATGGGCTTATGATAGAACAAGGCAAAGAATTTATGCAATAAATGAATATTATGGAGTTCAAAAATCAAATAAAGAATTAGCAAAAGCAATTAAAAAGATGATTCCAAGAAATGAAATAGTAACTTGTGATAGTGCTGAACCAAAATCAGTTGCTGAATTAAGAAGCTATGGCATAAGAGCATACAGTGCTAAGAAGGGAAAAGGTAGTGTAGAAAGTGGAGAGAAGTGGTTAGCTGAAAATGAAATATATATAGATCCAGCTAGAACACCAAATATTGCAAGAGAATTTCAAGTAGCTGATTATGACATTGATAGATACGGGGAAACAATACCAAGACTTGTAGATAAAGATAATCATACGATAGATGCTACTCGTTATGCTTTTGAAAGTGATTTGAAAAAGAGAAGAAATTCACAAAATAAAAAATTAGTTCGACCAAGAGGAATTTAATATAAAAAATATCGTTCAATAGGCTTTCAAAAAACATTTTAAATAAATTTAGGTATAAATTATTGAATGAAAGTTGAAAAGCTTTTAAATGGATTTTAAAGGGGTAAAAATGGAACAAATCTATGAAGGCTATAAAAAGCTAAAAAGCAGTGAAATATATAAGAACTTTGAAAGAAATAAAAAGCTGTTTGATGGTAAGTCTTCAGAAGTTTTTTATAATGCAGTTCTTAGCAGAGTAAAACTTGAATATATGGGAGTAATTGATAGCAATAATAAATATTATGAGTTTGTAAGAGAAGGAAATACTATTGTAAGAAGAGAAAAGTCATTTAAAGATCTTATTGTTGGTAATAATATACTAGGCTCAATTACTAAGTTATATGCTGAACTTGCTTCTAATAGTGAACCAACTATAAATTTAGAAGAAGAGAAAAAGAATATATTAGAAAAAATTGATTTACAAGACAAGACATCAGAAGCAGTAGCAATTCAAAGCTATGGAGGAAAACTTTTATTAAAAGGCTTTATAGTTGATAATAGTCTATATTTAGATATAATTGCACCTCATCAATATTTTGTAGTTCCTAGTATTTTAAGTGAGGAAATTATAGAAAAATATATAATTTTTAATGAAGAAAAAAGAACTTTAAAAGCTGAAATATACAGTGAAGGTTGTACAGAATACAGAATGTATAAAATAGAAGGGCAAAAATTTGAAGAGGTAGATTATGGAAATGACTTATCTCAATATGGTGCAACAAAAGATGGTAAAGGTTGGAAAAAAGTATATAAAGGTTGGCAAGTTGTAGAAGTACATAACCTTTTTAAAAGAAGTGATTACGTTGAAGATTTGGTTATTTTAAATAGAGAACTTGTGGTTGGAGATACTTTAACAAGTCAGGCATTTGATAAAGTTGCAAATCCTTTACTTCAAGTTCCAGAGGGAGCTTTAGAATATGATGAAGAGGGGAATTTAACTGTAAAAATAAATGATAGGGTCATAATAGTAGATCCTGAGGACAAGGATCTGAAACAAGTTGAATTAAAGACCAAGACTGAGGAATGGAAGACACACAGAACTGGAATTGTTGAACAAATATATATAGCAACTGGAACAAATGAACAGGCATTTGGGCTTAATAAAAATGGAACAGCTACATCAGGGGAAGCAAAAAGAAGAGATTTAGAAAGAATTATATCAACTGTTATAACTAAAAGGGATAGAGTATTTTCAGGTTTTGAAAAAATAATTAAATGGGGATATTCAGCAATTTATAATGGTGAATTAGACATCACAATAAGTGGTAAGGACATTTTAAGTCTTGGAGTTGGGGAAAAAATAATAATAGCAGCTCAAGGAATAACATCAGGAATTTTAAGTGTAGAAAGTGCAATTAAATATGTCAATATTGGTAATGTTGATATTGATGAGGAAATTGAAAGATTAAAAAGTGACTTAGCATATAAAACTAAATTAATAGAAGCATTACAGACTTTATCTCAACTGGATACAGAAGAAAGAGTTGCGGGTCTCATAAAAAAACAAGCTGATGAATTGATGGAGGAGTTAGGTTTAAATGAATAAGAAAAAAAGCCTTTTCCCACACAGTGCTGAGAATACTTTACGAAGAGTGTTCAATCTAAATTCAAAGATAATTTTAAAAAAAATGAAAAAATCAACAATGGAAGATTTTTCAGATGTTGATTTTGATAATAAAGAAAAAAAGAAAATTATTGAAGATTTAAAAAATGTAGCTATTGCAACTAATAGAGAAGTTTTTAAAAGTTGGAGAACTTTGACAGATGACGAATTAAAACAAACAGATTTAAAAGGTGCAAAATATTGGATTAGGGAGAACTATCTAAGGGTACAGAATATAAAAGAAACTTTTAAGGATCAGTTAGGTAAAACAAGAGAAAAAGAAATACAAAATTTGTTAAAAACTTTTGACAGTACAATTAATTTTAGATTTGAAAAACTAAAAAATGGGAACATTTCAAATACTGATATTAATAAACTCATAAGTCAATTAAATGCTAATTATGCACCAAACAAAGAAATGAAAGCATTAATTGATCAGTTACAAAATAAAAAAAGTTTAGGAGCTAATGATATTGATAAGCTTCAAAAATGGGCTAATAGAAGAAATGAATTGTGGGCAAGAAATGAAGCTGGTAACTTATATGCTAATCAACTTCAAGATTTATGGCTTGAAAATGGTATAGAAAAATATATCTGGAGAACTATGGAAGATAACTATGTAAGAATGGAACATGTTGAAAAAGATGGAAAAATTTTTGGAGTAGATGAGGATATTTTACCAGGGCAAGAGTTTGGATGTAGATGTTGGGCAGAACCAGTAAAACAAGGAGGAAATAAAGAATGATAGAAAATGAACAAGAAGTAATTGACTATTTAAAAAAAGAAGAAAATAAGGACTTTTTAAGTAAGAATGGTTTTAGTAAAATTGAAACTAAGGTTGAAACAAAAGAAGTAAAAACTCCACTTACTGAAGATGAAGTAAAAGCATTTGTAGAAGGAAACAAAGAATTAAAATCTAAATTATCTGAGGAAATGGTAAAAGGCTATTTAAAAGAAAAGTTAGGTGTAGATGTTAATGATGATACTTTAAAACAAGGTTTAGTTTTAGGTGGAACAGTAGAAAATATCAAGAAATTAGCAGTTGGAAAAATTTTATCAGGAGTTAAATATGGAGATTTATTAATGTCAAAAATAGATTTTACAAAAATTGACTTTAAAGATGATAAAATTGAAGGTTTAGATGAGCAACTTACAAAACTTCAAGAAACATATAAAGATTTATTTAATCCAGGAACAGCAGGAGGACAAACAACTCCACCAGGATTACCAAAGACAGCTCCTACAACAGAGCTTGAAAAAATAAATCAAGAAATTGAAGAATTAAGTAAGAAACCTTCACAACAAAACAGAGCAAAAATAATGGTTTTAATAAGTAAAAAAGAAGAATTAGAAAAAAAATAGGAGGAACAAACAATGCCAGATATTATAACAATTGAAAGAATCGTAGGGAAAAAGGAAGATCTAACACCAGCTTTAGCTTATACAAATGCTAATAAAGCACCTTTGTATATTAATTTGGTGAACTTAGGAAACGTTAATCCAACAACACAAGCGAAAACTTCTTGGGTTGACTACTCATCAGAAGGGACACAAACAGCTATAAAAACAAAAGTAACAGCAGCTGCAGCAACATCATTTATTGTTGAAGATGCTTCAATATTTACTGCTGGATGCTTAGCAGCAATAGGAGATGAAGTTGTACAAGTTACATCAATATCAGGGGATACTTTAACAGTAACAAGAGCACAGCTTGGAACAACAGCAGGAGCAACTTATGAAATTGGTGAGGAAGTATTCTTTATAAATGATAATTTGGTAGAAGGTGCAGATTTGCAAGGTGCTAATTATAAAGCAGGTGTAAACTATGACAATAATACACAAATTATAAGAGAAGAAATTTCTTTATCAGGAACTGCAACAGCAATAACTCTACCTTCAGGTGGTGGAACAGATGCTTATACATTTGAGCAAATAAGAAAAATGGATAAGGTAGTTGGAAAAATAGAAAAAGCAATAATTTCAGGAAAGAAATTTGAAAATGGTCAAAAAAGAGGAATGGACGGAGTTAGAAGTTTCTTAGCAAAAGGGCAAGTAGTTGATGCTTCAAACAATGAAATTTCATTAGAAATCATAGGGAATGCCTTAAAGAAAATTTTTAATGCTGGTGGAGATCTATCAGGTGGAAACTATGCTTTATATGTTCCAGGAGTGCAAAAGATGAAAATATCAAAATTACTAAAAGATTATATTAATTCAAATCCTGAAAATACTACATTAGGGGCTGTTGCAACTCATGTGGCTACTGACTTTGGAACATTACCAATAATAATTTCAAACAACCTTCGTTCAACTGAAATCTTAATTTTAAATCATGATGATATAACATTAAGACCATTACAAGGTAGAGATTTATTTCATGAGTATATGGGGAAAAGAGGAGACTCTACACAGGGTTTAATACTTTCTGAATTAACTATTGAAGTTAGAAATATCCATACAATGGGAATGATAACAGGGTTAAAAAAATAATAAAAGGACAATGTCCCTGACAATGAGGTCAGGGATATTCCCAAAAGGGAGGAATAATGAAATTAAAACATAAAACATTTGATAAAGTGTCAGTATATTGCAATGGAGAAGTGTATAACTTTGTTAATGGAGAAATTGAAGTAGATGAAGCAATAGCAAAAGAATTATTAAAAAATCCAGCTATTGAAGAAATAAAAGAAGTGCAAGAAGAAAAAACTAGAAATATTGAAGAACAAAATCAAGAAAATGTTGAAGAACATGATGAAAAGAAAAAAGGAAGTAAAAAATGATAGGCTATGTTGAACTTGAAGAAGCTAAAAAGTTTTTAGAAGTTAGATATTCAAATATTAATGAAGAAAATCTAAAAAGAGCTTTGTATCAAGCATTTGACAAAATTGAAAATATTGGTGCTAGGGAAGGATATAAAACAGAAAAGAATTTTCCAAGAAAAAAGGATAAACCAAGAGTTTTAGAGCTTATAAAAAGGGCACAAATATTAGAAGCTTATGCAATTATGTCAGGTGGGAATGAGGACATAAAAAGGCTTGGGAAAGGGATAACAAGTAAGTCTATAAGTGATATGTCTGTGAGTTATGACAGAAGTCAAAAAATTGGAGATATAACATTTGCTTCTGTAGAGGCTGCAAGGATAATGAAAAGATTTTCAAGGAGAAGTTTTTAATGCAAGATATAGATAATGGTTATAAGAAAATTAAAGAAGAGTTAGAAAAATTAGATAAATTAAAACTAATTATCTATATTGATGATAAAGCAACATATCCTGGTGGAATTAAGGTAGATTTTATAGCAATGCTTATGGAATATGGAAGTGATGATTTTGATGTACCTTTTCCAGCTCGTCCATTCTTTCGTTCAACTTTTGATGCACACTATGATGATATTTCAAATCTTATGGAAAGATGTATAGATAAAATTGCAGATGGAAAAATGACAGCACATAAGGCTTTTGAAACTGTTGGAAAAGATGTAGTAAAAAAAGTTAGAGAAATGATATTAAATGGGACTTATGCAGCACTTGCTGAAAGTACAGTGAAAGCTAAGGGAAGTGACAAACCTCTTTATGATACTGGAGCTCTTGTAAGAAGTGTTAAGTATAAGATTGAATAGGAGCAATTATGGAATTTACCTTAGATGAATTTGCTGGTGAAGAATTAAAAGCTTATGAAGTAACTAGAAAAATAACTGGTGATATTGATAATCCAAAAGGAAAAGATTATAAATTTAATGCTGCAATGCTTATATGTAAAAAAACTTTAAGAGGTTATAATCCAAATTCACAAGATGGTGGAAGAATTATAGGTGATTTAAGTGGAAAAACACTAAAAATTGTGGGATTAAAACTAGATGATGTTATTGAAATTGAAGGATATAAATATAAAGTAACTGAAATATTACCAAGAATTTATGCCGATTTTGTGGAATTTTCATTGGAGTTGATGAGGAATGGACAATAGAGAACTTGAAGTATTCTTATTGAAAGAAATGAAAAAGATAAATGATAAGTTCCAGATAAAACCATTTGTTGATTTTAAACATGATAGAAAAATAACTTTACCTCGTATAGTTTCAAGAACTCTTAGTAACAAAACTATAAATAAATTTGAAGATAGAGAAGAAGCGAAAAAAGGGATTTTCAAACAATATGAAGTTCACCAGCATGTTATAAGTTTTTCTTTTACTTTATCTGAAAATGAAAGTTTTGAAGATGTAAGAAAAATAAAAGAAAAATTTGAACATAAAATAGGCTTTGATTGGCTTATAGCAAGAAGTGGAAAAAGTATAGTTATAGAGGAAGTTACAACAACAGTAGATTTATCAGAATTAACTAAGGATAGTTACACAGAAAGATATAGCTTTGATATGTATATTAATACTCTTGAAGAAAATATTGCTGGAATAGAATATATTGAAAAAGTTGAAATAGACATAAAAGCAAAATAAGGAGGAAAGAATGTCAATAATAGTAGGAACTGAAAAGAAAATAGTCTTTTTAAATGTTCATAAACCTGCACCAGTTGCTCAAGCAACAGTCAATGTTATAGGAGTATTTTCAGTAAAAAAAACAATTGTTGAACAAAAAATAAATAAAATTGAGGATGTTACTGGATTAACTTCTGATGATGATGTATATAAAATACTTCAAGCAGTTTTTAATGCAGGAGCACAAGAAGTATTAGTTTATGGTAAAGAAGTTCAAGGTAGTAAGTATAAAGAGTTTTTTGATGAAGTAAAAAATGACTGGTTTGGAACAGTTGTAGATATAACAGATATTGCAGAAATTGCTAAAATTTCAAAAGAAATTGGTGCAAGAAGAAAAATGCTATTTGCAGAAGTTTCAAAAGATGAAAATGTAATGAATGTTGATAATAAAGTGAAATCGATTGGAGAAGACACAACAGCTTTATTTTTTAGCAAAAATGATGAAACAGTTGCAGGTGCTGTTGCAGGCTATGCTATCTCAAAGTTTCCAGGTTCAACTTTAATAGCAAATAAATTAATAAATGGAACAATAGATAGTGGTATGTTTGGAGCAGAGCAAAGCAAATTAGATACTTTAAACTGTAATTATATTGCTTCAATGAAAGGACAATTGGGTCTTGCAAATGGAGTAACTATTAATGGTAATAGTATAGATTTCGAGCACTGTGCAAAGGCTCTTCAATTTAGATTAGAGGAAGATATAACTTTATGGCTTAAAGCTACACCAAAACCAACATTTTATGATATGAGTCCATTAAAGGATGTTATTTTAAAAAGAACTAGACAATTTGAAACTATGGGTGCATTAGCAGAAGGAAAAACTACTGTTACAATGATCCCTGTTGAAGATATCCCACAAAACGATATTTTAAAGGGAATTTTAACTGGAGTAAAGGTTAATTGTTACTATACTTATGGAATTAAAGAAGTTAGAATAGATCTTTATTTTGCAGTATAGAAGGGAGGTAAAAAATGCCAAAAAATCATTATAACTATAATCCAAATAAAGTAGATTTAATTATAGATGGGATTAGAATGTATGACTTTGGAGAAGATGTAAAGTTTACAGTTGCTTATGAGGAAGATTTTAGAGAGGTTATAACTGGAGTAGATGGAGATTCAACTACAGTAGAACATAATAATAGAAATGCTTTAATCACTTTAAAGGTCTTAGCTGCAAGTCCATTGAATGTTACTCTTAAGAGACTTGCTTCAAGTGCAAAAGAATTTGGAGTTTTAGTTGTGGATGGAAATTTCAATGGAGACATTGGATCAAATGCTTCAAAGGCACATTTTGTAAAAATAGCTGATTTTAATGCTGAAAAAGCACCAAAGGCAAGGGAATGGCAAATAAGAGTTATTGATTTAAAAGAAACAAATGACTTATTGAAATAGGAGTGAATGATGAAAAAAGAAGAATTAATGGTAAATAATAAAAAAATAATTTTAATGGAGCAACCTTCACAATATATTCTTGAGCTTGAAAAAAGATTTTCAGATAATGATTTAGTAGGGTATTGTGAAGAAATTTTGAAATATCCAGCAGATACTAATCCAAAACTTGAAGAATTATTGAACATTCCTGATATAGTAAAATATGGGAATTTGGAACTATCTTTAAAAAAAGAAAATGGTAAAAAAGATCTATATCTAGCACAAGAAATATTAACATCTGTTGGACAAAATAAACATAATCCTGCCTATGTTGCAGAGTTCTTTTTAAAAAGATTAAAAAAAGATGTTAATGATTACAAATACCATGAGCTTGTAAAAATGGGAGAAGAAGTTTTTAAGCAAGTAGGTGAATTACTTTATTTAGTACAAATCAGGGAAACATTTCGTAGAATGTAATGATATTAAATATAATGCTGAAAGCATAGAATATATGATCACTTGTATAAGTGGATATACTAAAAATTTTAAAGATACTGAAAATTATACTGTTAGAGAATTACAAAGGTATTTTGATAGACTTATAAGGTATGTGGAGGAAATAAAAGATGGCAATTAGAACTTTAAGTATAAACATAATGAGCTACTTAAAAGGGCAAGGCTTTCAAGCTGTTAATAATCAAATAAATGGCTTAAAGTCTAGTTTGTCATCTTTAAAATCTGTAGCAAGTAATGGTCTATTTCAAATGGCTGCTGGGTATTTTGCAATATCAAGCTTAGTAGGAGAATATAACAAAGCTGTTGAAGCTAGCAATGAAGCATTAGCAAACGAAACAAAATTATATGCAGTTTTAAGAGCACAAAATTTTAGAGATGAGCAAATTGAAAGTTTAAAAGAATATGCTTCAGAGCTTCAAAATGTGGGAGTTATAGGAGATGATACTTCTTATGCTGGAATAAAACAATTAGCAACTTTTAAATTACAAGAAGAAAGCATAAGAAAATTATTACCTAGAGTTCAAGACTTGATGGTTGCTGAAAAAGGACTAAATTCAACAAGTGCTGATGCTGAAAAATGGGCTAAAACTTTGGGGATTGCAGTTTCTAGTGGTCAAGTTAGAGCATTAAAGCAAGTAGGAGTTGTTTTAGATGAACATACTTCAAAATTATTTGAAAATGCAAATGAACAAGAAAGAGTTGCAATACTATCAAAAGAATTAAAAACAAGAATTGGAGAACAAAATGCTGAATTTTTAAAAACACCTGAGGGAAAAATTGCATCAGCTCAAAATAGAATAGGAGATGTTTACGAGTATATTGGAGGACTTGTAAGAGATACAAGAGCTGACTTTTGGAGTATGATTGCTGATAATGCTGAGTGGATTCAAGATTTTTTAGGTGGGCTTATAAAAGCAGGAGCAGGGGCATTTAATACTATTACTAGAACAATAGGTGGAATATTTAATGTTCTTAAAGCATTACCAGCAGAAGCAAGAAATACTATTAAATTAATAACTGGATTTTTATTATTAAAACAATTTCCGATTATTAGCGGTTTCTTGATAATTGAGGATATATTTGCAGCATTTCTTGGAAAAGAAAGTTTTACCGAAGATGCTATAAATGCAATTCTTAAATTTACTGGAACTGATTATAGATTTGAAGATTTAAGAAAAGGTATTGCTGATTTTTGGGATTTATGGATAAATAAAGCAGATTCAGGCATAGAAAAAATTAGCTTAACAACTAAAATTTTATCTGATTTACTAGATATTTTACAAGGTGGGGCTGGATTACTTCAAATGATATGGGGAGCTACAGGTGGTTTTATTATTGATACTGGGCGTATATTGGTTGGAGACTTTGAAAATGTTGGGAAATCAAGCTTTGGAAATATAAAAGGCGGTTGGAATAAACTATATGGTGCAGGACAACATATGAATGAAACAGATGATATGTACCAAAAATATGTCCTTGATGAAGCAATGAAGCAACAACAGAAAGAGTTTGAAACAATGAAATATGTTCAAAAAAATCAAGGAAATATTGCTTTTCCAGTAGAAAAGGAAATAGTAATTCCAGGCTCAGCACCTATTACCCCTTTATCAACTTATGGATTTCATTATGAGAACAAAACAGGAACTAATTATGAAGTTTCTAATAAAAATAGAGAAATACAGCAACTTTTAGATGGTAAAAATAAAGAAATTACAAAAGCTGAAGCTTATTATGCACCGAGATTACCTGATAAAAAAATAGCTCAAGATACTAAACAAAAAGTGGAAAAATCTATAGTAAAAAAAGAAAATAAAAAATTTGAATATGTAAACAATTCAAAATATGAAATAAAAGTTACAGGAGAAGCACAAAATGATGTTGCTAAAAAGGTTGAAGGTGTTGTAAGAAGAATTCAGGAAGAAGAGAAGCAAAGACTAAGAGCAGAATTTGGAGGTAACTACACTCAAGCAGGTGGTTTAGAATGAGTTTATTTAATAACTTAATGCAAATGATTGGAGATTATTTTAATAAGGGAAAAGAAAAATCAAAACTTGGGGATGTAGAGCTTGATATTATTTCAGAAAAATCAAGAACCATGTCAGCAACTGTTACAAATAGAAGAGTTGAAAAAGGATTTAATATTGCTGATACAGTCAGAAAAGAAGCAATGCTTATAAATATAACTGTTGTAGACAATTCTAATCAAAAAGAATTTAATAGAAAAAGTTTAGAACAAATGCTTGAAGCAGGAGAACCTGTACTTTTCTATTATGCTGGCAGAGATAAATATGAAAATATTGTAATTGAAAGTATAGAAGAAATAGAAGATTACACAAAGAAAGATTGTTTTACTTATTATATAGTTTTAAGACAAATAACAGTTGCAGAAATTAAGTCAACTGATGTAAAAACAGACTATAAAAAAGCTAAAAGTACTGGTGGAAAAAAGAGAAGAACTACTGCAAAAGTAAAAGGTGCAACTAATACTGAAAAGGCAAAAATAGAAGCAAAAGTAAAAGAAAAAGAAAGAGGAAAATCATCAGCTAAACAATTAGGGGGATTAATATGACAAAGGCATTAGAAATAGATGTTGAAGGAATAGAACAAAATGGAATAATAGCTGATATTGGAAGTAATTTAAAATTAGATTTAATTTATAACAATGTAGATAGCTATATCTATGTATCTATATTAGACTCTGATGAAAATAGAATAACTGGCTTTTTTAGGTTAGTTCCTGATATAAATTTTTTATCTCTTGTAAGACTAGAAAGATTACAACAGTTAAGATGCATAAAAATAAATGATTTTGCTGAAGAAAGAGATAAGATAACTCCTCAAAATCTTAATAAAGATTACAAATTTTTTCTGATAGGTGATGATAATGGCTAAATTATGGAAACAAGTGAGGGTAGTAACTGTTGGAGAGTTAGTGTTTGATTATGAAGACATTGATGTAGAATTTGATGTTAAATGTACTGATGATAATAAAAGTGACACAGCTACAATTAAAATATATAACTTGTCTGAAACTACAAAAAATAAACTTCAGGCAAATCAAATAGTTAATATTGATGCAGGTTATAGAGAATTACATCAAAGTATATTTGGAGGTTTAGTTGAAAGTATAAGAACATATAGAGATGGAAATGATTTAGTAACAGTTATTGTTGCAAGTCCTAATAACCGTGCTTATACAAATACAGCTGTAAATGTACAGTTTAAAGCAGGAATTAAAGCAAGTGAAGTACTGAAACAATTGGAAAAAAGTATTCCCTTTAAAATAGATGTTAAGGAATTAGCAAAAGATACTGTTTATCCAAATGGGAAAGTATTTTCTAATAGACTTTCTAATGTTGTTTCTATTTTAGCAAAAGATACTGGAACAATTGCAAGGTTTAGTGACACAACTATTGAATTTAAAGTTCCAGGAAAAGCATATAGCACTACTTTAAAACTGGGAAGTGAGCAAGGTTTAGTTAGAGTTGAAAAGCAGGAAGAAAAAGCTGAAGTAAAAAAAGATAAGAAGGAAAATAAGAAAAAACAAGAAAAACAAAAGTATACAATAGAAGCATTTCTGGTTCCACTTGTAAAAATAGGACAAAAGCTACAAATAGAATCATCAGTATGGAATGGAGAAGGAATAGTTAAAGAATGCACTTATATAGCTGGAGATGTTGAAACATTTTCAGTAAATGCAATTTTAGAGGTACTTTAATGGAATTAGAAATAATAAAATCAATGATTGAAGACACACAAAATGAAATACACACATCTTTACCAGCAATTATAAAGAGTGTTGACTATGGTGCTGGAACTTGTACAGTTGAGATAATACCTCAAAGGGTACTTTGTGGAAAATTAACAAAATATCCAACTCTAATTGATGTAAAACTTGATTTTCTTAGATTTGGAGATTGGAAACTTCAATTTCCACGCAAAGAAGGAGATAAAGTGTGGATAGGATTTTCAGAATCTACTATATCAGAAGATACAAGTTTAGAAAGGTTTAGCCTTAATGAACCATACATTATTGGAAGCTGTGAAGCTGGCTATGAAGATAATTCAGAAGATATTATTTTAACAGGAGCAGGGACAAGAATAGAAATAAAAGGCAGTGGGGACATAAATATAATCGCTGGAAGTAATGAAACTACAATTACAAGCAATGTAAAAATAAATGGAAATGTAACAATAAATGGAAATACTACTCAAGTTGGAGATACTACACAGACTGGAACAGTAACAATTAATGGAAGTATAGGAGCAAGTGGAGATGTTACAGGAAAAGGTATAAGTTTAAATGATCATACACATAATTATAATCCTGGCTCTAATCCTCAAACTTCAACAAGTAAAGCACAATAGGGGGAAATTATGGGAACAAGTATAAAATTAAATGATAATTGTGACATAGTTTTTGATGAAAATGGTGTGTGTGAACTTGTTGATGGTGTTGAAGATATTATTCAAGCTATAAGAGTTGAGCTAGAGCAAAATAAAGAACAATGGGTTTTAAACGTATTGTATGGAGTTCCTTATTTGAATAAAGAAAATAAAGGGTTACTTCAGATAAAAAATAATCAATCAAAGATAATTCAAGAACTTATCAAAACCATTTCAAAATATGAAGAAGTGGAAAAAATACAAAGTATTGAATTTGTTGAAAATAGAATAGTAGCAAAAATTAAGATAAAGGGGGAAATATATACATTATGATAACTGAAAAAGGGTTTGAATTACCAACAGTAGAAGAAATTTATCAAAGAAAACTTGCTGACTTTAAGACAGTAAAACCAAATATTAGAGAAACAGATAGTAATGTACTTATTCCTCTTTTAAAGTTTGATGCTGCTGAAGAATATGATAGTTGTCTGCAAGGTTTAGCCGTTTATAATAATTTAAATGTTTATACAGCAATTGGAAACTCTTTGAATGCAATAACTTCGCATTTAAATATGACTTGGAAAAAACCACAAAAAGCAACTGGAAAGGTAGAAATAGAAGCAGATATAGGGACAATAATACCACAAGCTTGGGGAATTGAAACAGAATCAAAAGAAAAGTTTATAACATTAAATACTAGAGCAGTTAAAGTAGAAAAAAGTCCAATACAATTAGAAATAATAGCATTAGAAGCAGGTAAAAATGGCAATGTTTCAGCAGGACAAATAACTAAACAAACTGAAATTATATCAGGGATTAAGTCAATCAAAAATAAAATAGGAACATTTGGTGGAGCTGATTTAGAAACAGATACTGAATTAAGAGAAAGATATTTAGAAAGAATAGATAGGAAAACTTCTTTTACTACTGAAGGAATTAAGAACTATATACTTCAAAATACTAATGTCAAAAAGTGTCAGGTACTAGAAAATGAAACTGATGATTTTGATGCAGAGGGAAGAGTAGCACATAGCTATGAAGCAATTTGTTTTGGAGATACTGATGAAAATATACTACAAGCCTTATACGAATATAAACTTGCAGGAATTAGAGCGGTAGGAGATATAACAAAGCAATTTGAAGAAATAAGTGTGGGTTTTAGTAGAGCAATAGAAAAACAAATCTTTTTAAAAGTAGAAATTACAACTATTAAAGAAGTTTGGAAAGATGAATTTAAAAAAGTAATTAATAACATATTTATAAATTATTTATCAGAAATAGAGCCTGCTGGAACAATTTATTTATATAAATTAATTGGAGAAATCTATAAACATACAAGTGGAATAAAAACATTAAGATTGAAGCTAGGAGACACTAAATACAGTGAGCGGGAAACTGATTATATTTTGTCTAGAAAAGAAGTTGCAATTGGAAATGAAAATAATGTAACAATAGTGGTTACAAGTTGAATTTGGATAGAATCCCACATATATACCATAGCACAATTTATGTAAAAAAGTTGTTTGAAATTATTTATGAAAAGCATTTGAACATTAGAAAAATGTTTAATGAACTAGCTTTATTTAATGATATAGATAAAAGTAAGGGTTATCTTTTAGACCTCTTAGGAGGGAATTTTAAAGTCTTAAGAAATGGGCTTTCTGATGAAGAATACAGAAGAATACTAAAATTTGAAATATCGCTTTTACAATTTTTAGGAAGTCCTGAAGAAATTCAAAGGATTTTATCTGAATATTTTAAGCTAAATAAGGAAGAATTTAGAATAATTGAACTATCAGCTAAAATTCTTATAAGCATTCCAGAAAAATTGAATAAACAAGAAATCTTTAAGGTAGTTAGAAAAATTAAAGCTGCTGGAGTAGGTCTTGAAGTTAAATTTGGAATTTACATAGAAGATTATCTAATTTCTGAGTTACATGAAATGACATTGGAAGAAATTGAAAAAATAACTCTTGCTAGGGAAGAATACTATATTGAGATGTATACTTTAAAAGAATTAGAAGAAATGAAACTTGAAGATATAGAGAAGTTAAAAATTTCGAGGAGGTAAAAATGGCAAAATGGATAGGAGATCCACAAGGTCGGTTAGAGATTGAAAAAGTAACAGAAGAACTAAAATTACCAGTTTGGAAAGCAAACTATAAAGGTAAGTTCAGAGAATTTTGGAATGAGTGTTGGGAAAAAATAGAAGATAGTTTTTTAAAAATAAAAAAGAGTAATGAAGGAAAAGAACCAGCAATAACAACAAAAGAAACTGCTTTTAATAAACCATTTGGAGTTTCTGAAGATACTGTTTTAGAAGGTAATAAATTTACTCAAATGACTGGAAAAGATTATGGTGGAATTTTAAATATTACTGGACCAAAAGAAGCAGGAAAAGCATACTGGGATAATAACACAAAAAAGCTATATATTTGTAAAAATAATAATAGTGATATATCTCCAAATATCAATAATTATATTCCATTTGATAATGGTTCAATTCTTGAGAGATTGGAAAATTTATACAAAGATTTCTCTAAAAGCGGGAATTGGTATTACAAACAAATTTCCAGCAATTTTTATATGATGTTTGGCTGGTTTCAAGATGTTCCCCCAGGTGAAACATATTATAATTTACCTATTTCCACTGTTTCTGAGTATACAAATTCTATAGTTTTAAGCTCTCAAACAGGGACTGGTGGAGAAAAACCTATCACTTCTTATATTAAAAATCGAAAAATTTACTTGAATAATCAAAATAAAACAAGGGAAAATTACAGCATTTTTAGTATAATACAAGTTTAATAATTAACAGATAAAATTTGACTAATAAAATTATTATCAGCTGTAGAGTTTGTAATCATAGAATGAGTAATTGTTATTACATTATTTTTAAAACTCAAGATAAATTCTCTAATATCTGATGTTATACCTATAATGAGTGCCACTTCTTTATTTCTCACAATTTCTGTTCTTAGAATTATAGGCTGAAAATAGTAGAAATTGCTATCACTCGCATAGTTTATTCCTATTATTTCTATAAATTTAGAATTATCAGGGATACTACCTAGTACTTGTCCTTTTGTTGCAGCTCTACCCTTAAAAATTTCAGAATATTTAAATAGATTTTCCAATCTATATAAATTCACTTATGATGAAATAAGTATCCAAATAAAATATGAAAGGAGAAATAAAAATGAAAACAATAAATTTTTATAAAGGTATAGAAAAAGTATACTCTGTATATGCTAATAATTTAGATGATGTAAAAAATAATCCCTTAAATTACTATCCTGAATATAGAGAGGATATGGTAATAACAGAAAAAGAATTTCAATATCCTATTCAAGATGAAAACGGACTTAGAGAAATGACAAGAGAAGAAAAAATAGAACAAGGGTTAGAAACACAATTAGAACAAGGGGAATTTATAAAAAATAAAAAAATTATTAAGGTTCCTCAGCCAAGTAAATACCATTTTTGGAATAAGGAAACTAATAGATGGGAATTGGATCTAGAAGGTTTAAAACATATTAGAAGAAGAGAATTTAGACAAGTTTTATTAAATAAAATTTATGCTGATTTTGATTACAATGGAAAAATCTTTCAAATGGGTGAAGCTGATGAAATCAACTTCTTAAGAGTAAAATCAGCAATAGATATAGCAACAACAAGCAATGATCCAAAAGCAATTATAGAAGCGGTTAAATATTTAAAGGTGGAAGTTCCAGCAGGTTTTGAAGAAAAGATAAAAGCAATTATAAAAGATAAGACAACATTATCAGAAGTAATTCAAAATTTAAAAATTAATTGGAGATTAAAAGATAATTCAGTAGATTCTTTTAGTTTTGGAGAGATTAATCATATATATCTATTGTGGATATTAAGAGGAACTGCTGCACAAGAGGAATACACGGCAATAGCAACAAAAACAATGAAAGCTAAATCTTTGGAAGAATTAGAAGTCATTGAGTGGAAATAAAAGGGGTGATGTAAATGTTTAGTTTATCACAAGCAAGCCAAAAAATGATGATAGGAGTTCATCCTAATCTAGTAAAATTCATGGAAGAACTTATAGGATTAAGTCCTCATGATTTCAAAATAACTTGCGGAATGAGAACAGCAGAGGAACAGAACAAGTTATATCAATATAGCAGAACTATTCCAGGAGCATGGAGGACAAATTGTGATGGATATAAAGTTCAATCAAATCATCAAGAGAAGATTGATGGACTTGGTTATGCTATTGATATTGGTGTATTAGTTAAAGAAAAAACTAAAAAAATAGTGATAGAAAATGGTAAAAAAGTAGAAAAAGAAGTGGAAGTAGCAGTTTACAAAGCAGGTTCAAAAGACTTTCATTATTATAAAGATATCTATGAAATTGCAAAGAAACATGGGTTAATAGATAAATATAATATTGAATGGGGTGGAGAATGGAAAAAAGTAGATGCTGTACATTTCCAAATCAGAGGAGCAGGAAAAATACCTTACAAGGTAGTTTATAAAAAATAGGAGGATTAGAAAATGGTTAATCAAGTAATTGCATATTTAAAAGGATTTAGTCAAGAACAATGGCTATGGATAGCATTAGCAGGGGTAATTTTAGGATATATTGTTTATAATAGAAAGCAATATGTAAACTTATTTGATGCCGCAGTTATTGCTTCAGAAGAAAGTTTTAAACATGGAGACAATAAGAAGAAACTTAATGCGGCGTTAAAGTTTGTTGAATACAGAACGGACAAATTACCATATCCAGTTAGAATCTTATTAAAAAAATTTTTTAGTAGGAAAAAAATAAAAAAAGCAATAGAAAAAGCTTTACAAAAATTTTCTGATGTCTTTGGTACAGGTAGAAAAATAGACATTGAAGAAGCTGAAAATGATGAAGAATAACATAAAATTAAAAAAAGTAAATAATGTATTTAGTGTAGTTGATGAAAACTACACTAGATATATAAAAGATTTTCCAATAATTATTCCAAAAGGATTCAGGACAGATGGTGCTAGTATTCCACTTATACTGAGACCATTTTTTGAGAGATATGGGAAAAATACAGAGGCTGCTGTGGTACATGACTATTTGTATTCTAAGTTCAATGATACAGGCATAAATAGAGAACTAGCTGATAAAATATTTCTATTTATCTTAAAAGAAAATGGAGTGTCTTGGAGAGTTAGAAATATGATGTATAAGGCTGTAAGAATGTTTGGAGAAGTTTTTTGGGAGAAGAAATTAAAGAATGAAGGTTATAGAAACCAAGCTGTATTTGATAGAACAGAAGCAGCCAAACAATATTACAATGAATGGGAAAAAAGATTAGGACTTAGATAAGGGAGTTAAGGAAATGGGGAAAATAAAAGAGACTTTACATTGGTTATGTAAGTTATTATTTGGAGGAAGTTTATATTTATTAGGAGGATGGAGTAAGACATTAGGAGCTATGTTAATATTCATAATAGTGGATTATATTAGTGGATATTTAAAGAGTGTATATAAGAAAGATTTATCTTCAAAAATAGCTTTTAAGGGTCTTATTAAAAAGACAGCTTGTATATTAGCCGTTATAATTGCTACTTCTCTTGATAGATTAGTAGAAGAAACTGGAGTATCTTATGTAATAACAATATTCAATGTTAATTTAACCTTTAGAAACTTAATTATATTTTCTATAATAGGAAATGAAGGAATTAGTATAATAGAAAATTTAACTGAATTAGGAGTCCCATTTCCAAAAACCTTTACTAAGTTTTTTAAGCAGCTAAAACAACAAGATGAAAAGGATAATTACAGTAAATAAGATAAAAATAAAAAGGAGTTTTTAAGCTCCTTTTTTTGTCTAGTATAAAGAATCGTTTTTTATCATTTTGTTTTAAAATAAAATTATCATTTTAAATTAAAATTTTTATCAAATCGTTTTGCGTCTTACACCAGATTTTTATAACATATACCTATTCTTGTAAAAAGCCAATCGTCATTTCTACCTAAGTCTTCAGCCTTAAAACAATT